TTATAACAGAGTCTTCAGTTCATAGAGCATTTCGATAGCTTGGCGCGGCGTCATGTTGTCCAGATCGAGCTTGCCGATCTTTTCAATCGCCGGGTGCGGCAGGCTGGCAAACAGATCGCTCTGGTGGGGCACTGCTGGCGCACTGCGACTACTGGTCGCGGGCTTCGGCGCCTCGTGAGGCAGGCTGGAAGTCTCCAGGCGGCCCAGATGCTCCCGCGCACGCTGAATGACGGGCGTCGGCACGCCGGCCAGTTGAGCCACAGCCAGGCCATAGCTCTGGCTGGCAGGTCCCGGCAGAACGTGGTGCAGGAACACGATGCGCTCGTTGTGCTCGGTGGCGTTCAGGTGCACGTTGGCGACCAGGGGCTCGCTTTCCGGCAGCACCGTCAACTCGAAGTAGTGGGTAGCGAACAGTGTGTAGGCGCGCAGCTGGGCCAGGCGCTCCGCAGCGGCCCAGGCCAGGGACAGGCCGTCGAAGGTACTGGTGCCCCGGCCCACTTCGTCCATCAGCACCAGGCTGCGGTCGGTGGCGTTGTGCAGGATGTTCGCAGTTTCACTCATCTCCACCATGAAGGTGGAGCGACCACCGGCCAGGTCATCGCTGGAGCCGATACGGGTGAAGATGCGATCCACCAGCGACAGCTGGCAGCTGGCAGCGGGTACATAGCTGCCGATATGCGCCAGCAGCACGATCAGTGCGGTCTGACGCATATAGGTGGATTTACCGCCCATGTTCGGGCCGGTGATGATCAGCATGCGCGTGCTGTCGTCGAGGGACAGGTCGTTGGCCACGAACGGGCTGGTCAGGACCTGCTCGACCACCGGGTGGCGCCCCTGGTTGATCTGCATGCACGGCTCGTCGACGAAGGTCGGGCAGTTCAGGTCCAGGGTCAGGGCGCGTTCGGCCATGTTGCTCAGCACATCCAGCTCGGACAGCGCGGCGGCTGTGTCCTGCAGCGGCGCCAGATGGCTGATCAGGGTTTCCAGCAGCGCATCGTAGAGCATCTTTTCCCGGGCCAGGGCGCGGCTCTTGGCCGACAGCGCCTTGTCCTCGAAGGTCTTCAGCTCGGGGGTGATGAAGCGTTCGGCACCCTTGAGGGTCTGCCGGCGGATGTAGTCGACCGGCGCCTGCTCGGCCTGCTTGCTCGGCAATTCGATGAAATAGCCGTGCACGCGGTTGTAGCCGACCTTGAGGTTGGCCAGGCCCGTACGTGCCTTTTCCCGGGCTTCCAGGTCGATGAGGAACTGCCCGGCGTTCTCGCTGATCGACAGCAACTCGTCCAGCTCGGTGTCGTAGCCGGTCTTCAGCACGCCACCGTCGCGGATCACCGCGGGCGGGTTGTCGATGATGGCTTTTTCCAGCAGGTCGGCCAGTTCGGGGTAGGTGCCGGCGATGGCGGCCAGGCGCGCCAGGTGCGGCGCCTCCAGTTCGGCCATGGCGTTCTGCAGTTCAGGCAGGGCACCGAGGGCATCGCGCAGGCGCGCCAGGTCGCGTGGGCGGGCATTGCGCAGGCCGATACGGGCGAGGATCCGCTCGATGTCGCCGATGTCCTTCAGTTGCGGCTGCAGGCGCTCGAAGCGGTAGTTGTCGAGCAGGCAACGGATCGAACTCTGCCGCGCCTGCAGCACTTTCAGGTCGCGCAGCGGGCGGTTCAGCCAGCGGGTCAACAGGCGGCTGCCCATGGCGGTCTGGCAGCGGTCGATCACCGATTGCAGGGTGTTGTCGCGGCCACCGGCGAGGTTGACGTCCAGTTCCAGGTTGCGGCGGCTGGCGCCGTCGAGGATGACCGTGTCGTCCAGGCGCTCGTGCTTGAGGCTGCGCAGGTGAGGCAGGGCAGTGCGCTGGGTTTCCTTGGCGTAGCTGAGCAGGCAGCCGGCAGCACCGATGGCCAGGGTCAGCTTGTCGCAACCGAAGCCTTTCAGGTCCTGGGTCGCGAACTGCTGGCAGAGGCTCTTGCGTGCCGAGTCGCGGTCGAAGTCCCAGGGCGCGCGGCGCCGTGAGCCGCGGCGCTTCTCCGCCGGCAGGCCCTGTGGCCAGTCGTCCGGAATCAGCAGCTCGACCGGGTTGGTCCGCTCCAGTTCGGCGAGGAGGTTTTCCCAGCCCTTGAGTTCCTGCACGGTGAAGTTGCCGCTGGTGATGTCCAGCACGGCCAGGCCGAACAGGCGTTCGTCGCCGAGCACCGCGGCGATCAGGTTGTCGCGGCGCTCGTCGAGCAGCGCTTCGTCACTGATCGTGCCGGGGGTGATGATGCGCACCACCTGGCGTTCGACGGGGCCCTTGCTGGTGGCCGGGTCGCCGATCTGCTCGCAGATCACCACCGATTCGCCCAGCTTCACCAGCTTGGCCAGATAGCCCTCGAGCGAGTGAAAGGGGATACCGCACATGGGAATCGACTGGCCCGCCGACTGCCCACGGGCAGTCAGGGTGATATCCAGCAGTTTCGCGGCTTTCTTCGCATCTTCGTAGAAGATCTCGTAGAAGTCGCCCATGCGGTAGAACATCAGCTGGTCCGGGTGCTGGTTCTTCAGCTTCCAGTACTGCTGCATCATCGGGGTGTGTGCGGAAAGATCAGACATTCAAGGCCTTACAGCAGGGGTGTCTTTAAAAGGTATGAAACGGCTAATAGTACAGGGATTTTTTCACTGGCGCTGAGGCCGGCGCGGCGTCCATGCCCTTTGCTTGTTGCAATTTATAGGCTACAGGCCCGGTCGATGCATTTTTGCAATTGCATTTCCATCGGCCTGCGGGCAGTATGCATCCCATGCAAAAGCGCAATGTAGCCACCGTCCTCAAATCACTGCTGGATCGCCACGGTCTTTCTCCCACGGAGTTGCACCGGCGCACCGGCGTGCCCCAATCCACCCTGTCGCGGATCCTCGGTGAAAAGATCGCCGATCCGTCGGACAAGCACGTGTCGAAGATCGCCGAGTACTTCGGGGTGAGTACCGACCAGTTGCGTGGCCGTGTCGACCTGGGCGACAGCCGGGAGGCCGAGCGTGTGCCGGGTCACGACGAGTTGCGCGATATCAGCCTGTGGGACGACGAAACCCCTGTCGAGGACGACGAGGTTTCCGTTCCCTTTCTCCGTGAGGTCGAGTTGGCAGCAGGATCAGGAAGATTCGTCATCGAGGAGAGCGAGCGCGCCCGCCTGCGGTTCGGCAAGCGCAGCCTGCGCCACAACGGTGTGCAGTTCGATCAGGCCAAATGCGTGACGGTGCGCGGCAACAGCATGTTGCCGGTATTGCGGGATGGCGCCACGGTCGGGGTCAACACGGGCAAGTGCTCCATCGGCGACATCATCGATGGCGACCTCTATGCCATCAACCACAATGGCCAGTTGCGGGTGAAGCAGCTCTATCGTCTGCCCACCGGTATCCGCCTGCGCAGCTTCAACCGTGATGAACACCCCGACGAGGACTACAGCTTCCAGCAGATGCAGGATGAGCAGATCGTCATTCTCGGTCACGTGTTCTGGTGGGGCATGTACGCTCGCTGAGTCTCCCCCTTCTCATTGAAAACCCGCTTCGGCGGGTTTTTTTCGTCTCGTGGAAAGTACTCCAGGGCAGACCGGACGCTACTTCCATGCATTTCAGCAAATCCGTACGTGCAAATTTTTTCAGAAATGCATTGACTGCATATGCGTTGATGCATAGGGTTCATCCCAAGCCGGTCAGACACCGGCGGCGAGAAAGGCAGCGATGAACAGGCCTCGACTGTTCAGAGGGTTGGCAACTGACCCGGGTGTGCAGCGTAAAGCACCAAGAGCAGTTATCTGGCGGGCAGGTGGCCGCGGCCGGAGGAACAATTCGAAGTGCAGACGCCCCGCGCACCAGTAGTGGCGGGCGTTTCAACCACGCATTACTGAAAAGCCCAGGGCTCGCCCCGGGCTTTTTGGAATGCCGAGTTGACCACTCGGTCCCATTCCCCGTTCGGCCCGACGCTGTGCGGGAAGTACAAAGGAGGCAGGACCGTGACAAGCGAGCAACAGACGTTGCTGGAAATGCCGATCTGGCTGGTGATCGTCCTGGCGTTGCTGGGCGGGGTCTCCGGTGAGATGTGGCGAGCGGACAAGGCGGGTGCCCGGGGTGGCGCCTTGTTGAGAAGACTGGCGTTGCGTTCGGGGGCCTGCATGGTCTGCGGCGTATCCACCATGATGCTGCTGTACGCCAGCGGCCTTTCGATCTGGGCAGCCAGCGCCCTGGGATGCCTCACCGCCGTGGGCGGTGCGGATATCACCATGGGGCTTTACGAGCGCTGGGCAGCCAAGCGCCTGGGGCTGGGCAGTGACAGCAAGGAGAGATCATGAGCGACCTCGTTCAGTTGCATCAGGCCATTACTTCGACCCTCGAAGCGGCCATCCCGCAACTGCAGACCATTGCCAGCTACGCCGCGGTGCAGCAGGACACGCCGTTGCCGGCACTGTTTCATTCCATTGTCGAAATGAAGCCGGCCAGCGACCCGGGAGACGGCCATTCCTGCGTGACCGCGACCTTCGAGGCGCGCATCGTCGTGGATGCCAGGCGCCCTCAGTCGGCCCTGGAAGTCATGGCGCTGGCAGCCCGGTTGATGGTGGTGCTGCGTCAGCAGTACTGGGGCGTCGACTTCGTCGAAGAAGCCCGAGCCGTCAACGCATTGCCCCAGGGCACCGAATGGCCTGCGGCGACCTGGGTGGTGAAATGGGAGCAGGTGCTGCACATCGGCGAGAGCCAGTGGCCCTGGCCGAACCAGCCACCGGGATCGCTGGTATTCGCCTTCGACCCGGATAGCGGCCCTGGCAACGAGGGTCGCTACCAGGCGCCGGAGGACTTCGCATGAGTTATGCCAGTTCAATGCACGACCGCATGATCGCTGGCCTGCTGATTCCCTGCCGTGTCGTGGAACTCGACCTGGCTGCGGCGCGGGTGCGGGTTTCCGACGGTGCGGGCTGGACCAGCGCCTGGGTCCGCTGGCACAGCCAGGCGGCCGGCAAGGCCAGGCACTGGCGGGTGCCCAGCCTGAACGAGCAGGGCATGTTGGTCAGCCCCAGTGGCGAACCAGCCCAGGGCACCTTCGTCCCCGGCCTGTATGGCAATGCCGGCAATCCGCCGGATAACCGCGAGCATGTCGAGGTCTGGCGCTTCGACGACGGTGGTTCGCTGGTCTACGACTGGCAGGCCAGCAGCTACAGCGTCGAGCTGCCCCGCGGCAGCATCACCCTCAAGGTCGGCGGCAGCACGCTGGTGGCCACTCCTGATTCCATCACGCTGACGTCTGGCAGCCTGACCTTGAATGGCCCGGTGCAGATCAATGGCGCGGTGCAGATCAGTGAGGCGTTGAACGTGACAGGGAATATCCACGGTGGTGGGTCGATCATCGATACCGCGGGCAATACGCCCAACCACAAGCACTGAGACCAGCCCATCGACACCGCAGCAGGCGCAAACGTCGAACACCCTGTGCATCGCCTCCTGCGCACCGTTGCATTCAACAATCAACTTCGGAAGACCATTCTATGTCTTGGTATCGGACAGGCGTTGTCTCGGCCACGGCCGGACAAACAACGATTACTGGCGTGAGCACGAATTTCTCTGCAAACGCCCGGGTGGGAGATGCGTTCCAGGGGCCTGACGGTCGCTGGTACGAAGTGGTGAACATCGCGAGTGCCACCGTGATGTCGATCTTGCCGGCTTATCAGGGGGCGACGGTCACCGGCGGCGCCTATGGTCTTGCTCCCATGCAGGGCTACGTCAAGGAGTCGGCCGATCGCCTGCGGCAGATCGTCGAACAGTACGGTGCCACGCTTGCGCTGTTCGGAGGCGCTGCGGACGTCGCCACCTTGCGCTCGAACATTGGCCTGGGGACCGGCGCCACGGCGAACAGACAGACCAGCAGGACAGATGTTTCCACCGGCGCGCTTCTGCTCCCAGGTGCGTTTGGCCTGGGCGGGCAGGCCATTGTCCTTGGCCCTGATGATCACCTCGACAACCAGCGTCCGTCCGGGCTCTATTACGCCACCAACCTTCCCGGCCGCCCGATGGGTGCCTACTCCGGCTACGGTTACCTGCTGCACATTGCGCTCTCGGCCAGCCCCGAGACGGAGGCGGTGCAGTACTTCACGCCCTACAACCGGCCGCAGCAGAAATGGGTGCGAACCAAGGTCGCCCAACAGTACCTGCCCTGGGTCAACATCACCTCCATCGGTACGGACCAGACGTGGCGCAATGTCTCGGCGAGCCGTTCGCTGAACACCAACTACACCAACAACCAGGGCCGGCCGATCCAGATTCAGGCATTTGCCGGGACCACCGACGCCGCGCACGTCACGCTGATCGTGTTCGTCAATGGCGGGCTTGTTGCCCGCGGCGCTTACTCGTCGGCTGCCGGGCAGTATGTGACATCCCTGCCGGTCATCATTCCTGAAGGCGCGACCTACTCGATTCGGGTGGCAAATGGCAATGCGCCGCTTCAGGACTGGTACGAACTGTATTGAGGACATCATGAACAACGACAATCCGATCTCGACTGCAACTGATGCAGTCATCGCAATGCGCGACCTGTCGCCGGAGGTTCCCGACAACCTTGCGATGGATTACTGGAAGGACAGCGCCGGCCAGGTCTACGCCTACCCCAGGGATCCGTTGCAGCAGGGGGTGGTCAAGGAGGGCCTGAGCCTGATGTCCGAGGCGGAAATCCATGATCATCTCCACCCGACCCCGCTGCCGTGGACCGATGGTTCCGCGCTCCGTCATGCGGTTGGAGACGTTGAGCTGCCAGGCTGGCGCCGTGTGACGGACGATGAACTCCCCGCTCTGGTACGTGCTCAACGGATCGTGGATGTCCAGAACCGGGTCGCCGTTCTGCGCGTTGCTGCCGACGCTGCCATTGCTCCGCTGCAGGACGCGCTCGACCTGGAAGAAGCCAGGGAGGTCGAGATCGCCCTGCTCAAGGAATGGAAGCGCTACCGCGTTTCGTTGAGCCGGTTGGCCGAGCAGCCTGGCTATCCCGAGCTCATCGACTGGCCCATGTCTCCGGCCTGAGGCCATTTGCAGACCGCCACCCGGCGGTATTTTTTTGCTTGGCGTCCAGTGCTCGCCCGCTGCGTGTGCACCAGACCCGAACCCAGCCCGCAATGCGGGTTTTTTCATGCCAGGGAGGAATGCCATGGCCAACCCGAAAAAGACTTTCGCATCCGGCGCACGTGTCGCGGTGCACAGCGATAGCGATCAGCCGTCGTCGGTCATCCACCCATAGGAGTGACGTGATGATCGGAATGGATCGCCACACAGGCCAGCCATTGTCCGGCCTCGCCCACCTGCGCCAGTCCATCGAGGACATCCTCGCCACGCCACTGGGCAGCCGGCGCATGCGCCCGGACTACGGCAGCAAGTTGCGTCGCTTCGTCGACCTGCCGGTCAACGAAGGCTGGAAAAGCGCGGTGCAGGCCGAAGTGGCGCGGGCCCTGGTGCGCTGGGAGCCGCGCCTGAAACTGCAACGGGTCCGGGTGCTGGCGGTGGTGGGCGGGCAGATCAGCCTGCAACTCACCGGGCAATACCTGGGCGACAGCCAGATCCTGGAGGTGACGGCATGAGTATCGTGGACCTTTCGGCGCTGCCCGCGCCGCAGGTGCTGGAGGACCTGGATTTCGAAACGATCTTCCAGGCCGACCTGGCGGCCTTCCGGTCGCACATGGGCGACAGCTGGACCGCGCAACTGGAAAGCGACCCGGTGACCAAGCTGCTGGAAGTCGGTGCCTATCGCACCCTGCTCAACCGGGCACGGGTCAACGATGCGGCCAAGGCATTGCTGCTGGCCTATGCCCAGGGCAGCGACCTCGACCAACTGGCAGCCAACGTGCAACTGCAACGCCTGGTGGTGCGTGCCGCCGAGCCGAACGCGGTGCCGCCCGTCGAGCAGGTGCTGGAAGAAGACGACGCCTTGCGCGAGCGCATCGAGCTCGTCTACGAGGGCCTGACCACTGCGGGGCCGCGCAACAGCTACATCCTGCATGCCCGCAATGCCTCCGGACAGGTGGCCGATGCCACGGCGGAAAGCCCGTCGCCGGCGGTGGTCGACGTCACGGTGCTGGGCGTCGATGGCACCGGTGTTGCCAGTCCCGAACTGCTGGCGGAGGTCGCGGCCTACCTGAACGACGACGAGGTGCGTCCGGTCGCTGACCGCTTGACCGTGCGCAGCGCCGAGATCCTGCCGTATCGCATCGACGCGGTGCTGCACATGACGGGCAACGGTCCGGAAACCGAGGCGACCCTGACGGAGTGCCGCCGCCGCTTGCAAGCCTGGATCAACCCGCGGCGGCGCCTCGGTGTGGAAGTGGCGCGTTCGGCTATCGACGCGCAACTGCACATCAGCGGGGTCGCCCGGGTCGAGTTGCCCGACTGGCAGGACATCCGCCCCAGCAAGGGCCAGGCCGCCTGGTGCACCGGCTTCGACCTGACCCTGGGAGGCTGACATGAACAGCCTCCTGCCGCTCAACAGCACCCTGCTGGAACGGGCTGTCGAGGTCGCCGTCACGGAGGTGCCACAGATCCCGCTGCGCACCCTGTACAACCCCGACACCTGTCCGTCGCACCTGTTGCACCAACTGGCGCTGGCCTGGTCGGTGGACCGCTGGGACGAGAACTGGCCGGATGCGGTCAAGCGTTCGGTCATCCGCAGCTCGTTCCAGGTCCATGCCCGCAAGGGCACCCTCGGCGCCTTGCGGCGAGTGGTCGAGCCCTTCGGTTATCTCATCGAGGTCGCCGAGTGGTTCAACAGCGTTCCGCCCGGCGTGCCCGGCACCTTCGCGCTGAAGATCGGGGTATCCGAGTCGGGCATCAGCGAGGAGACCTATGAAGAGCTCACCGCGCTGATCGACGACGCGCGTCCGGTCAGCCGGCATCTGGTCGGCCTGGCCATCAGCCTCGACAGCAGGGGCTACCTGCGTCACGGCCTGGGCCTGAGCGAAGGCGACGAGATCGACATCTACCCGCCTGCCTCACGCGACATCGAGGTGCGCGGCAACCTTGGCCGTAAAGGCCATGACCATCAAATCGAAACCCTGGACGTTTACTCATGACTGACCAGAACAGCCAGTTCTTCGCGATCCTCACTGCGGTGGGGGAAGCCAAGCAGGCCAATGCGAACGCCTTGGGCGTGCCCTGGACCTTCGCCCAGATGGGCGTGGGCGACGCCAACAACAGCGACCCGGTGCCCTCGCGCACCCAGACCCGGCTGATCAACGAGCGCCGTCGTGCCCCGCTGAACCAGCTCTCGGTCGATCCGAAGGATGCCAGCATCATCATCGCCGAGCAGGTGATCCCGCCGGATGTCGGCGGTTGGTGGATCCGCGAGATCGGCCTCTACGACACGGCCGGCGACCTGGTGGCGGTGGCCAACTGCGCGCCGAGCTACAAGCCGCTGCTGGCGCAGGGCACCGGCAAGACCCAGGTGGTACGCCTGAACCTGGTGGTGACCAGTACTGCCAACGTGCAGTTGAAGATCGATCCGGCGGTGGTGCTGGCGACGCGCAGCTATGTCGATCAACTGTTCGTGGCAAATGCTCAAACGTCGTCCTACGACGGTACGCTCGGCAAACTGGCCAAGGTCGGCTACATGGGCTGGGGTTCGAGCTACGTGGATGGTCCGATGCTGCTCGGAGACATGGCGGGCGATCAGGCGATTTTCAGCGGTCTGTATCGCTATTCCCCGGAGACCGTCGGGCGCCCCGCGTTTGGCAGCAATTACGGCAGTGTTATGCAGGCGTCGCTGAGTAACGCTGGCGGCAACTGGGCCACCCAACTGGTCATCGACTATGCCGCTGATGCTATCGGCTTCCGACGCCTGTCCGGCGCAGCCGGTTGGCAGCCATTCATAGAGATCTGGCACAAGGGCAACCTTGTGGCGGCGACCCAAAGCCAGGCCAACTCAGGGGTGGACGACAAAGCCTATCTGACGTCCAAAACCCTCTCAGGTGTGCTGTCAGCGCAAGTCGTTCAGGCCACTGAAGCGACCAAGGGTATTGCACGCGTTGCGACGCAGTCGCAGACCAACTCTGGCGTGGATGACACCACGATGATCACGCCGAAGAAGTTTTCTGCAGGCCTTGCATCGTTGATCATCCAGGCGACCGAGGCCATTGCCGGGATCGCTCGAGTCGCTACCCAGGTACAGGCCGAAGCGGGTGTCGATGATTCCACGATCATCACGCCCAGGAAGATGCGCTGGGGATTCCAGATGCTCAAGGCGCCGCAGGGATACCTGGTGCTCCCGACCTGGCTGGGTGGGTTCATCTTGCAATGGGGATACGCATCTATCCCGGCGACCTCCACTAGCATTCCCTTTGTGTTGAGCTATCCCACTGCGTGCGCAAGTGTGGTGTGCACGCCCTTCAACGTCACCGGCTATGCGGATGTGGTGGAATTGACTGCGGTGCTGAGCAACACCGGATTCACGGCGGTGGGGGTGAGTTCGGGGGCCAGCGGGGTATCTGTGCAGAGCGCGACGAACTTCCACTGGTTCTCTATTGGTTATTAAGGGGCAGTCTATGAAATATGTGGTCTTTGACGCGGCTGGGGTTCTTTCGGCGCGCTTGATCCGAGGAGTGCACCAGATCCCTGAAGCGGCCGTTGAGGTGGATGACAGCCAGTGGATGCGTATCACCCAAGAGTTGGATGGCACCTGGATGCTTGCCGAGGATGGCAGCATCTACAAATCTCCGTTGCCCGAGCTTGAGGTACGGGAATACACCAATGAGCAGATTGAGGCACTGCGCCTGCGGGCGTATGCCGACTCCCTGACCGGATCGGACCGTTTTTTTGCGCAGGCGCAGCGCATGGAGGCCATGGGGGAACCTGGCTGGGAGACGGTACGTGAGGCGGGGGTGCGACGATTCAATGAAATACAGAATGAGTTTCCCTGGGCGCCCTCGGTCGCCCCTATTGACGCTTGAGACGCCCCGCACCGCCGGGGCTTTTTCTTACCTGTAACACCCCACGAAGGCCCCGCATCGACGGGGCCTTCCCACATCTGGAGAAATACCAATGAGTGGATTCTTCCACGGCGTTACCGTCACCAACGTCGACACGGGCTCGCGCAGCATCGCGCTGCCGTCGTCGTCCATCATCGGCCTGGTCGACACCTTCACCGAAGGCCCGACCGCCACCGCCAAGGCCAACGACCTGGTGTTGATCACCAGCGAGCGTGAAGCCATCGCCGCGTTCGGCGCCGATGCCGCCATCACCAAGGCCTGCCAGGCCATCTATGCACGGGCCAAGGCGGTCATCGTCGCCTGTGGCGTGGCCAGGCTGAGCGACGCCGCCGAGCAGACCTCGGCGATCATCGGCAGCGTCGAGGCCAACGGCAAGCGTACCGGCCTGCAGGCGCTGCTCGACGGCAAGAGCCGCTTCAACGCCCAGCCACGCCTGCTGGTGACCCCGAAACACAGCGCCACCCAGGCCGTCGGCACCGCCCTGGTGGCCCTGGCCGACAAGCTGCGCGGCCTGGCCATCATCGACGGTCCCGGCACCACCGACGAGGCGGCGCTGGCCTATGCCGAGAACTTCGGCGCCAAGCGTGCCTTCATGGTCGACCCGGGCGTGCAGTACTGGGACACCGGCACCGACGCCACCGTCGATGCCCCGGCCTCGGCCTGGGTCGCCGGCCTGTTCGCCTGGACCGACAGCGAGTACGGCTTCTGGGCCTCGCCATCGAACAAGGAATTCGTCGGCATCACCGGCACCACCCGCGCGGTGGAGTTCCTCGACGGTGACGAAAGCTGCCGCGCCAACCTGCTGAACAACGCCAACATCACCACCATCATCCGTGACGACGGCTTCCGCCTGTGGGGCAACCGCACCCTGTCCAGCGATCCGAAGTGGGCCTTCGTCACCCGCGTGCGCACCCTGGACATCGTCATGGACGCGATCCTCTACGGCCACAAGTGGGCGGTGGACCGCTCGATCACCGCCACCTACGTCAAGGACGTGACCGAGGGCCTGGAGAACTTCATGCGCGACCTCAAGGCCCAGGGCGCCATCATCAACTTCGAGGTCTACGCCGACACCGAGCTCAACACCGCCAGCCAGCTGGAGCAGGGCAAGGTGTACTGGAACATCCGCTTCACCGACGTCCCTCCTGCCGAAAACCCCAATTTCCGTGTCGAGGTCACCAACCAGTGGTTGACCGAAGTCCTCGACCAGGCCGCTTAAGGAGCAACAACACATGGCAATGATTCCGCAAACCCTGGCGAACCTGAACCTGTTCGTCGATGGCGTCAGCTTCCAGGGCAACGTCAGCAGCCTGACCCTGCCGAAACTGTCGGTAAAACTCGCCGAGCAGCGCTTCGGCGGCATGGATACCCCGGTCGATATCGACCAGGGCCTGGAGAAAATGAGCGCCGAGTTCGCCACGGCCGGCGTCCGTCCGGAGTCGCTGAAGTTCTTCGGCCTGGCCGACAACTCGGCGTTCAACGGTACCTTCCGCGGTGCCTTCAAGGGCCTGAAGGGCGCGATCACCCCGGTGGTGGTCACCCTGCGTGGCGCCCTGACCGTGGTGGAGATGGGCGAGTGGAAGACCGCCAGCGAAACCTCGGTCAAGCACACCGTTTCCCTGACCTACTACAAGCTCGAGATCGACGGTCGACTGATGTACGAGATCGACCCGCTGGGCATGAAGCGGGTGATCAACGGCGTTGACCAGCTCGCTGCGCAACGTACCGCCCTGGGCCTCTGAGACAAGGACAAGCTCGTATGACGCAAGCAACGAAAGTACCCGCCTGGCTGACCGTCAGCGCGGATCGCGTGGTGGTCAGGCTGAGCCGTGCCAGCGAGGCCAACGGCGTGCAGGTCGACAGCCTGGCGCTGCGTGCCCCGACCGTGCGCGACCTGCGTGCCGCGCAATCGGGCAGTGCCGATGACGAAACCCGGGAGCTGAACCTGTTCGCCTCCCTCGCCGAAGTCGGCGTCAAGGACCTGGAGGGGCTTGCCCTGAAGGACTACAGCCGGCTGCAGACGGGCTATTTTCGCCTGGTGCAGGACGACGAGCTTTGATCCCGCGAGGCAGAAGGCGGCAGCGAAGCGGCTCGCGAAAGAGCTGAACTTCTCTGCCGCCGAGATCATGACCATGTCGTACAGCGACATGGTCTGGTGGCTCACCGAGTGAGCCGGGTTTGCGCGCAGGGAGGACGAGATGGCGGGCGAACTGAGAGTTGAAACAAGGATTGGCAGCGCTGTCGATCCATCCGTAGGGCAGGCGCTCAGCCAGACTGAACAGCAGGTCAGGCAATTCGAGGGTTTTGCCCTGCGGATCGGCGAGGCACTGCGACAGGTCAATGAGGCGGCTTCACCGCTGGCCGAGAACAGTGGCACCAATGAAGACGTTGCGGTTCCGGGATCGATATGGCTATTGGCAATAGGCGATATCAGTAAGTACCTCAGCGAAGTGCCACCCAAGCTCGACGACCTGATCAAGGCTACGGTCGGGTTAGGCAAAACGATGGAGACGCTCCACGGAGACGGTGCCAAAGGATCACTCGCCGATCAGACGCCAGGTGACATCATTTCCAGCGCTTCGAAGTCGGCGAGCAATGTTGCTGACAGAACCATCGACAATTTCGCGCAATACGACGCGATGGTCGAAAAGCTCGTCGCCAATGGTCAAAAGGACGCCAGCCTGCGGCCTGCCGACACCAAGGCCATCAATGCGCTGACTCGCGACATCTACGAAGAAACCGGGATGAGCCCGACCAATGCCATCGGACTGCTTACACGCATGTTCGAAGCAGGAATGGACTTGCCCACCGTAAAGGACCAAGGCCTTCGAGCGGCGCGGGTCGTTGCCGGACAGCCGATGGGGAGTGCCGTGGCCTCCGACCTGTTCCGTGCCTTGAACACGGGCAAGGTCGATCAGAAGGACCTGGTCGGTGTAGTGAATACGGTGATTGATCAGGCGGGCAAAGGGGACTTCGGGCTGGAGTCGACAGCCAAGGCGCTGAGCCAGCTTTTGCCTCAGGTTGGCAGCGGCAAGGATGACGTGATTCGCTTGTCTGCGATCATCCAGGCCGAGTCCAAGAAAGGTGGCAACTACTACGAGGTGCTGAACAGGGCGAAAGCGAGTTTCCTGGAGTACAAGCGCAATGGTTCGGCCGTGGTGCCTGGCCCGGAGGCGTACGGGGAGAAGTTCGTGCCTTCCCCGGGTGAGCCTTCGCCAGACCATATCGCCATTGACCTGGCGAAGCGCAAGGAGACGCTGGCATCACAGTTGGAAAAGCGTGAATCGTCCGAAGAACGCCTGTCGATAGTTACGGGTAAGGCATTGTCATCTATCGTTTCGGCGTGGACAGAATGGATGACCCTGGCAACGGATGCCCTGAGCGATGTCGTGGACACGTTCAGCGGGGCCGTGACGGTGCTCGGCGGGGTGGCATTGGGTGGGTTTGGCCTGGTGAAGGGATTGGGTGCCATCGGCAAGGCAAAGCTGGTGGTCGATGCCACCAGGGCACTTGCCAATCCGGCAGGCGCTGAGCCCGCCGAACCCGGCGGCAAAGGCGGACTCTGGTCACGAATCAAGCTCACGGCCGGCAGGCTGATGGGTACCGTGCGTGACGTCGAGGGGCCACCCCGTCCCCCGGCAGCGGGCGGATTTCTGCAGCGTTTGGTGGAGTCCCGCTATTTCAAGCCGCTGGGGGTGGCCGGGGCGCTGTTGCCAGCCGGCTTCAAGGCTGTCGACACCATGGAGAACGCCACCACCTTCAAGGAAAAGGCTCAGGGCTACGGTCAGGCCATCGGCATGGCGATCGGTGGCGTGGGTGGAATGCTGTTTGGTACTTCAGCTGGCTTACTGGCCGGTCCACTGGGCGCTTTGATTGGCGGTACCGCTTTCGGCGCTGCTGGCAGCTATGGCGGTGGGCAAGTGGGCAAATGGATCGGTGGCATGATCGGCGATCTTGGGCGCGAAGACAGCGGCGATGCCGCTGAAGGCACGCCGCAGGCGTCGGGTTCGTCATCCGAAGCAGATGCGAAATCTCGCAGTCAGCCCTCGGGATTGGGGCTTGAGCTCTGGTTGTTGAAACATTTGCTGGGGGGAGGGGGTAATGCCTCCATTACCGAGGCTGGTGCCTCGCCTCTTGGAAAAAGGGTGCCAGGTGATGCAATCAACCTGACGCGTGAAGGTCTTGGGATGCTGCGCAGCGAGCCTTCGCTGCAGGCTCAGCCGGTGGCAAGTGCTCCAGGGGGAGAGGTGGTTCGCTCCTTGCTCGGCGAGACCCCAGCGGAAACTGTACTTCCGGAAAAGGGTTCGGCATCGGCGCTGGCAATCGCGAGCGCCAGCGCGCCGTCACAGCATTTCGCAGTGACCCCCAATATCGACATCAATGTTCAAGGGATTCTCACTGACCCTGTGGAACTGGTTCGCGTTCTGGAGTCGGAAATCCAGCGTATGTTCACTGGCATCGCGGCCCGGGCGAACACATCGGGGCAGTTGTTTGACCGCGTGGACGACACCCAAGCCTACGTCTGAGGAACCACCATGTCCTACATGGAATCAATGCAATCCAGCCTGCGCTCGCTGGCCGCGGCGGGCGAAGCCGGGCGGCGCAGCGCCGATGAAATGCTGGGGCCCTTGAATGGCGCCGTCAGCGATATCACCGGTGCGGCCACCGAGCTGGAAAACCTGCCCTTCGTGGGCGAAGCCATCGGCAAGAAGCTCCAGCGCACCCTGCGCGCCATCGAGGTGGCGCAGTCGACGGTGGGCATGGTTGCCGCCAGGTACAACCAGGCGGTGTCGGTGATCGGCGAAGTCGAGAGCCGCCTGGAGAGCTTTTCCGAGCAGGCGGGCAAGGCGGCCACGGCGATCAACCGGATCGCCGGCAAGATCAGCCCGTCGCTGGGCGCGATCCTGCCGACCGGTGCTTTCGCTCCGCCGACCACGCCCGCCGAGGAGGCGGTCAAACCCTATCCGCACCTGATGATCCTGCAACCGCTGCAGACCGCTCAGGAAGCGTTCTACTTCAACCTCGACACGGTGGCGTTCAATCAACTGAAGCGGACAAAGGCCTACACCTGGGCCGCGCAGGAGCGCCTCTCGCGCAGCAAGGCGCAACAGGCAGTGGGCCTGGGCGACGACAAGATCACCCTCGATGGCGCGGTGTTTCCCACCTTCAGGGCCGGCATCGGCCAGTTGCAGCGCCTGCGCGACATCGCCGGGCAGCTCAAGCCGCTGACCTTGAGCACCGGTTACGGCGAGGTCCTGGGCAACTGGTGCCTGGTCAGCATCACCGAGACCCAGGAGACGCTGATGGCCGGCGGCATTCCCGGAAAACAGACTTTCACCTTGGAGCTCGTGAGCTATGGCGACGATATGCAGAACGTCTGACGGCGACCTGCTCGATACCCTGTGCCAGCACTACTACGGCCACCTCAAGGGCAGCGTCGAAGCCGTGCTGGATGCCAACCAGGGGCTGGCCGACGAGGTCCAGCCGTTTCGCGCCGGGGTGCTGATCAGGCTGCCGGTGTTGTCGGCGATCGCTGACACCACGGTCCTGCTCTGGGACTGACCCGCCGCATGCAACTCCAGGCCCCGCCCCGTGCGGGGCCTGTCTTTTCTGGAGCCAGAACATGCAACCTGTGTTTCGCATCATCGCCGATGGCAACGACATCACCGCGTTGATCAACGACCGTGTGCTGCTGTTGCGCACGACCGACAAGACCGGCATGGAATCCGACGATTTCGAATTGAAGCTCGACGACCGCGACAGCGCCCTGGCCCTGCCCGCGCGTGGCGCCCTGCTGGAAGTGTTCCTCGGCTACGCGGGCCAGGAACTGACCCGCCTGGGCCGCTACACGGTCGACCAGATCGACCTGTCCGGCCCGGCCTCGACCCTGGAGATCCGCGGCAAGGCCGCCGACATGCGCGGCACCGGCAAGACCATCCGCAGCGGCAGTTGGGAGAATGTGCCGTTGCAGCAGATCGTTCGCGACATCGCCGCGCGCAATGGCTGGCAGCCACAGTGCCCGGTGACGACGGTCATCCCGCGTGTCGACCAGCGTGACGAATCGGACTTCAACTTCCTGACCCGCATCGCCATCCAGTACGGCTGCACCGCGAAGATCGCCGACGGTGCGCTGCTGGTGCTGCCGCGCCAGGCTGGCAAGAGTGCCAGTGGCAAGGCGCTGGGGGTGGTCGGCATAGGCCTGAGGGATGTCCGCCGCTGGAAATTCCATCTGCAGGACCGGGGCACGGTCAAGGCGGTGAAGACCCGTCACCAGGACCCCGCGACTGGCCAGCAGAGCTCGGTCGAGGCGCAAAACCAGGACACGCCCGAGGATGTCAGCGCGGTATTCACCGAGCGCCACATCTATCCGAACCGGTCCGCCGCCGAGCAGGCGGCCAAGGCCCGGCTGGAAGCCTTCAAGCGCAGCACCGCCACGGTGTACCTGGAAATGGCCGGGCGCACCGACCTGTTCGCCGAGCGCATGCTCGATGTCCAGGGCTTCAAGGAGGGGCTCGATGGCGAGTACCTGATCGACACCGTGACCCAGACCTTCACCGCATCGGGCTGGGATACCACGGTGCAGTGCAATGGCACCAACCAGGGCAAATCCACGGCGAAGAGCCAGAAAGCCAAGCAATCCAGACCGCTCAAGGCCGAGCAGAGCGAGGGCCGCAAATGAACCTGACCGAAGCCGAACTGTTCCGCATCTACCCCAACGCCCGCTCCACCGCGGGCGTTTTCGTTCCGGCGTTGAACGCCGCCATGGCCCACTGGGGCATCGACACGCCGCGGCGCATCGCCGCCTTCCTCGCCCAGATCGGCCACGAGTCGGGGCAGTTGCGCTATGTGAAGGAGCTGGGCAGCGAGCAGTACCTGGCCCGCTACGACACCGGCAGCCTGGCCTTGCGCCTGGGCAACACCCCGGAGGCGGATGGCGATGGCCAGCTTTACTGTGGCCGCGGCCTGATCCAGGTCACCGGGCGCAACAACTACCGCGCCTGCAGCATGGCGCTGTTCGAGGACGAACGCCTGCTGGCGCGTCCGCAGATGCTCGAGGAACCGCAGTGGGCGGCGGAGTCGGCCGCCTGGTTCTGGCATTCCCGCGGGCTCAACCAACTGGCCGATCGCGGCGAGTTCAACCGCATCACCCGACACATCAATGGCGGTCTCAATGGCCTGGAGGATCGTCTGAAGCTCTGGGCGCGGGCCCGGGAGGTGTTGTGTTGAGCCGCTGGCGCAGCGTCGCGCTGGCGTTGCTGGTGCTGGCCGCCTGTGCATTGACCTGGCAGGTGCAGGACTGGCGCCACGCCCGTCAGCTGGCGCAGTTCGAGAGCGAGCAGGCCGGTGAGCGCCAGCGGCTGGCCGAGGCCACCACCGCGCAACTGCAGGAGGAGCGACAGCGTCGACTGGCGCTGGAGCAACGCCTGCAGAGCGTCGATCAAACCCATTACCAGGAGCTCACCGATGCCCAACAGGCTCAGGCACGTCTGCGCGACCGGCTGGCTACTGCTGACCTGCGGTTGTCAGTCCTCCTCGCCAGCGACGCCACTCCCGCTGTGTCAGCCGCCACCGAAGCCGGCGGCGTGGTTCATGATCCCCCGCGAGCCCGACTTGACCCGGCGCATGCTCGACGAATTGTCGCCATCACCGGCGACGGCGACCAGGGATTGATCGCCTTGCGCGCCTGCCAGGCCTACGTGCGCGCGCTGAGCTTCTGA